TTGCTACATCTCTAATAATAGTGATAACATCATTCAGGGTAGCACCTGATCCACCTAGTGTTATAGATCCCCCACCTGTAACACCTGCACCAATTACACTATATTGTGATGCAGATGAAGGTGAGTTGCTGTAAGTAAGGAGTGTCGTACCATTGAAAACTTTTAAATCGGCTACATCAAAAAATTCAAAACTAACAGCAAATGTAGTCTGTCCAGACGTAGCTGTATATTGATTTTTGGGAGTTGTATCACTTATCTGTAAAGCCATTAATATAAACCTTTTTCTATTTTATCAAATACACTATCTAAATACCATATATTCTGGAAAGGTAAAGTTTTTCTAATTGCTCTTGCAGTAGTATAATCATGTGTTCCTTTACCCCAATCTAACATAATATCATATAAATTAGCTATATATGATCCTGCTGGACCTGCTAAACCCATCTTTTGTTTATAAGTAGGTTTATATTTTCTACCACCACCTAATACTTGTGATAATCCTAGTCTATTGTTAGATAGTGTTTCTACCATTCTATTTACATCAGTAAATATACCGAGTACAGCTGATCTTTCTATAGCTCCCATTAATTTATCTCCAAACTTCTTTTTCTTGTAATCTAAACCAAATTGTCTTTGTCTAAATGCATCTACCATAGCACCTAATGATATTAAACCTACTACTCCAATCATAAAATTATTATCTCTTTCCTGCATACCTCTCATCAAAATACGTTGTGTAGCTGCCATACCAAACTTTTTAAATTGTGATAAAACACCACCTATCTCAGTATTCATCCACATAGGTACATCAGCTTTGCCTGGAGTAACGATAGTAATATTTATGTCTTTTTGTAGTGCTGATAAATAAGTTTCTCTAGCTACTTTATCTGTCCAATTGTCTGCTCTAGCTACTCTTAGTCTTTCATATCCAGCACTTTCTTTTGCTCCTTTGCCTAATCCATGTGCTAAATACTGGTCATATATTCTTCTAGCCATAGGCTCATCAATAAATAAATTATTTAATTGTGCTCTTTCTTTAGTACCAATTCTTTTACCTAACGCTAAAGCTTCTACATAATCTAGTATTTTTGATCCATTTACTAATGATGCTATGTTTTTTACACCTGTATTCCATAAATTCATCCCATTTATATAACTAAAATAAAAATTTGTTATTTGACCAGTAGCTCTTTCTACTGAGTTCATTAAACCAAAAATATCTCCCGTATCTGCAAATAATGCAGCACGTGTACCTAAAAACATATCTGCAGCTTCTCCTGTAAGCTGTGCATCTTTTTTTGATAATTTTAACATTCTCCAACTCATATCATTGAAAAAAGCTTCATATAATCTACCAAAATTTTTTGTAATACCATCTGCCATAACTACTCTAGCTACGTCAGGTACAGCTGCTAAAATACCTGAAAGGTATGTCATAGCAGTAATATTTTTTCCTACTCTAACAGTTCTAGAAAATGCAGATTCTGGATTTGCAGGTAATCCTCCAGTTCCTCTAATAAGATCTCTTAAATTTTCTAAATCATTTAAAGCTTCTACCATTTCACGTTCTAATTTTGCTTTTTGTGATTTTGGTGCTGCTAATATTCTTGCTTGATATTCTGCATAAATTTGTGTCAAACCTTTTTTGTAACCTCCAGCAGCATAGTTTATTCCTAACATTCCAGGATCACCAAATCTTTCAGTTAATACAATATCTGGCATAATAGATCTATAGTATGCTCTCATTAATCCTTCTATATCTGCTTCTATAAAACCTCCATTAATTAATTCATTATCATCTAATTTTAATCTTCTAGATTTTACATGATCTGAAATACCCATAGGTCTTGTATACCCTTTTTCTGTTTTAATAACATCTTCCCAACCACCTACTTTATAAAATGGTTGTTGTGTTAAAATATTATCTACAACTTCTCTTGCTTGTGTCATTGTAGCTTTTGGATTTTCTTTTAATAAAGATCTGTATATAAGATTTGTAAATTCAGCTTTTCTTTTTCTAATAATATCTTTTCTGTAATATCTAGGTAAATAATTTACCATCATACCATTGTTTTCACTTAAATATTTTATTTGAGCTTCTACTGCTTCTATTCTATCTTTTATCTTTTTACTGCTAAATATTTCATCTTCTATTTTTATAGTATTGCTTCCAGATCTTTTAAGTTCGTCTAATTTAGACTGCCAGTAGTTTAATTGTTTTCTAGGCATAATTAAAAATAAACCAGAATCATCTGCTCTTTTACCTATAACATTAAAAAAGTTTTCTCTTATTTCCCTAGCAGCTGCCACTACATTTGGGTTTTCATGTTTCAATCCATTAACTAATGCTTTAGATATTTCTTTTCTAAATCCAATGAGTGACATTTGACCTGGACCACCAAAAGCTTTTTTATATGTCCTTTTAAGAAAACCATATTCTTCGCCTACTCTTTTACTTTCTGATTTTAAATATTCATCAAAATGTTTATCTACAGCTCTTAAATTATTTATAATTAATGATGTGTTTCTTTTAACTTCATTCTCTACAGATATAGTAGTAGCCTGATTAAATGGTGCAAAATTTTTATTTTGATATAATGGTATCTCAACTAATTCTGTTCCTGTAGCTCTTACATCTAATGAGTCTTTTTGCAATGTTCTAAATAATGGTGTTAGTGGTGATGCTTCTAATCCTGTCTTAGTAGAATATATTGCTTCACCAATTTTTTCTTCATTATAACTTGGATAAGTAATTCCAGGTGTACCACTAGCACCTGCGCTGTTTGGTGTTTGCCTTTTATTAGGATCTAAAAAACGTAAATCAACATCATATGCATCATCAGTAAGTTTAGCTGCATTTATTGTATTCATATGATTAGCAGTATCTGTATACTTTTCGTATTTAACTAAATCTTCTTTTACTGGTAATTTTTTTATTCCTAATAATTTATTGTAAACACCTGGTAGTAAGAATCCTACACCACCTACCATCATACTAGTTTCAAGACTTCTATCATCACTATAGTATTGTTTAGCAGCTTCTTCAGTAGCAAGAACAGTTCCTAGTGCATATGGTTTCATAAAAGTTTTACCACCAGCTTTTGTTGTAATTAATTTAGCTCCTCTACCTGCTAGTAATAAAGTGCTAGGATCTGTAATAGCTCCTAATAAAGTTCCTACGACACTAATAGGTGCTAATGTACCTGCTAATTGTTCATACTTTAGTTCTTGTACTAACTTTGCTGTTTCTTGAGCATTTCTAGATCCTTCAAAATATGAAAGATAGTCTTGATATTCATCTAGTTGTGAATCTGCATAAATACTATAATTTTCATCATACTTAAAATCTGTATTCTTTTCATAAAAATCAGTATAAATCTGACCAATTAAATTTTCCTCCATAAAGGACTTGTTAAACAAATATCCTACTGCATCTAAATTACTAACTGCAGTTTCAAAAAAATATTTTTTATCTAGTCCTTTTTCTTTTCTTTCTAAGGTAATTGGACTGATTGCACTTTTTATCCTTTTTACAGCCATTAATCTAGTTGGTCTTGATAACCTTTTTTATATTCTTCTTCTATATATTGATTAATTTGATCTTGTACACTTCTATAGTCATATCTACCTCCAGTTATAAATTCTATAAAAGGTTCTAAAAATGTTTCTGTTCCCATTCTATATTGTGGTTGTGTTAAAAATTGCACAGTAAATTTTTTCATACCTTCATTCATTTCTGAAAAGCCTGGTATTTGATTAAACATAGAATCAGGATTGTTTACTAAATCCATTGTTATTTTATCCATAATTTGTTTTTTAGATATTGGTGTTGCATAAGGATCTATTTTATTTGGATCAAATGGTTCTATAACTATTTTTTCTTCTCCTTCTGCTCCTAATGGAACATTTCTATATGATGAATCAAAAGCATTTATATAAACTTGATATACACCTAAATTAGATGCTCCTTCAGGAACAATAGCAAAATCACCATTTGCTAAAGAGTCTTTAATATCTTGAAGGCTTGGCTCTCTATATTTACCTTCATCATCTCTATATAAAAAACCAAATTCATCAAACATAAAATCTTTATCATTTCTTACTTCGTATCCCTTTAAAATAACTCCAATATCTAATGCAGTTCTTGTCATCATATCATCTTCATTATAACCTGCTTCTGCCATAGCAGTTTCATAACCAAACTTAACTAATTGTAAATTACCATTTCTACTACCTAATGCTGTCAATGAATAGTTATCATCATTCAAGTTTCTAATAACTGTTTTTATTATATCAGGAGCAACTTCTGCAAATCTTTCTCTTGCTGCATCTGGATCTTTAGCAAACTCATTAATATCCATAAAGTTAGGTAATTGATTTATTACTGCTTGATTTATATATTGCTGTACTTCTGGTCTTATTTCATAAAATGTGTTTGTAAATTTTTCATTCATAAAATTTGTGTCAAATGGATTTACTAAATCAAAAATAGTATTTATTGTTTGCTGTCCTTTTATAGCTACCATTTGTAAAAAATTCATTTCAGACATATCTCCACCTTTGCCTGTAATAAATCCTTCTTTTAATTGGACAAAATCCTGTAAAGGATGTGTCATAGCAAATTGGAACTCTGGATCTTTCATTAACATATTCCAAAGAGGCATAGCCATTTTTGTTATTGCATCATCTTTCATAACTGCATCAACCATTTCTGCATTTAATTGAAAGTTAATTCCTTTCATAATTATAGGATCATTTAATAATTCATTTTGAGCTATAACAATATTGCCAGAATTTGATTCAGTTAAATCTACTTTTTTCAAATATGCAGCGTACATATTTGCTGGACCTTGTGTTTCTAACGCCAGTAATCCACCATTATCAGTAACATAATTAAAAAAACCTTGATCTACATTTTTCATATTAGCTATTGCAATAGGATTTTCTTGTGTAATGTATGACCATCCTTGATATAAATTAGTAATAGTATCTATATCCTCTCTTTCTAATTCACCTTTGCCTAAAATATTATAAATAGTCTGTAATGAACCTTGTATTTCGTCATCTACAACACCATGATTTTTAATTAAATTATTAAACATAGTTGTTCCAGGCATTTGTTCATTAATAGGCTTTCCTAAATCTTCAAACCAATTACCAATTGTATATGGCTGTCCTGTAGCATGTATGTTTGCTAAATTTATTTTATTTGGTAT